TGATCGACGACCAGCTGACCTACCTGACCGGCGGCACCTCCACCCATGCGGTGAAGTATCCGGTCTATCTGTTCCAGTCGGGCGTTGTTTCAGAGGGTATTCAGCAGGACCTGCGCCTCGCTGCAGACCGCAACATCCTGTCCATGCAGGATGTGCTGGCTGTGGATTACCACTACGGCTACCACGTCACCGGCACCAAGTGGAACGTGGCTGGCGACAACCCGACCAACGCTGCCACCACCGGCAACTTGGCCGACACCGCTTCCTGGAGCCTGGTCTACAGCGCTGCCAAGCAAGTGCCCGTGTGCCGCTTGCTCGTCAATACGCCATTTGATGTCACGGCATACTGATAGAAGTCTTTCAGTACGCTATGATCGGGGCTCTACGGAGCCCCTTTTTCATGGAAAGCCGTCCAATTCCATCCACGCTTGGCTACAGCGCCACTCGATGCGGAAAAATTATTAGCCACCACCGTCTAGAGCCGTTTGAGCTTAAGCAGGCAAACCATAGACAGGGCTACAAGAAAGTATGCGTAAAAACTAGTGAAGGCGTAAAAAATAAACTCGTACACCGCCTCGTACTTGAAGCGTGGGTAGGTCCGTGCCCTGACGGCTGTGTGACAAATCACAAGAACGGAATTAAGTCAGATAATCGACTCGAAAACTTGGAATATTGCACCCAGAGTCAAAACATGGCTCATGCGTGTGGTTACGGTCTTAGTCCGAAACCGCCTACAACACGAGGGTCTGAGTGCCGTTTGTCAAAACTAGACGAAGAAAAAGTCCTGGCTATGCGAGCTAGTACAGATCGCAGGCCAGGGTATGTCCGCCGCCTCGCTGATGAGTACGGCGTTACGCCGCCGACAGTTTCAAAAATACTTTTACGTCAGACGTGGACACACATTTAATCGACACAATCAAGCCGCAACTTTTCTTGCGCTTCAAACACCTCTTGAGTGTTCATTGTCATCTTGTACGACTGCAAGAACAGTTGGTTAATCACGTCGTAGCTCACCTGCAGAGCTTCATGAATAGCTTGATTATTCATTCCTTCCTCTTCCCGAAGCCGCCTGATCTCAGCAGCAACAAAAGCAAGCTCCCGAATCTCCTTACCCGGAAGAGCTGGATCGACAGCAGATTGTTCAGTGCTTACGCTGGTATCAGCGTTTTTGCGAGCAGGCATGAAACTGGTGAGGCTCTACGTGTTACAGGATAGTGCCCGCCGATACGAAGACCTACCCTACGGCCAACACCTGGAGCGCATCGCCGAAATCGAAATGGACGGCGGAAACGTGTACCACGCCTCTCTGCTTACCGAAAACCGCAGAGTAAGGAAGCCATCTACTGGAGCTAGACTCAAACAAAGGATCTTTTAAGCCGTGGCTGCCGTTATTGATGCCACTTTGAGCGGGGCTTCGGCGAACAGCTACGTGACGTTGGCTGCCGCGAACGCATATTTTGAAACCGTCCCCGATAGCAGCGACTGGACCACCAAAACCGACGACCAAAAGAACCGCGCCCTGATCTCTGCCACTCGCTGGATCGACGCCCTGACGTTTTACGGTGACCGCTGCACCACAACCCAAGCGTTGAAATGGCCCCGCGAAAACTACACGGTTGATGGTGTTGACTTTGCCTGCAGCCTTATCCCAGAAGGCATCAAAACCGCAACCTACGAGCTGGCACGAGCCTTCGCCAACGACACCAACGCAATCACAGGCACCAGCGGAACTACCGGCATCTACGACGAAGTAAAGCTGGGCGACCTCCAAGTCAAGTACAACAAAACCAGCCAAACCAGCGGCGTCATCAACAACGTCTTCGACGTCTACCCCTGGCTCCAAACGTACCTAGGCGCGTACTGCATCGGCGGCGCCGCCAATTCCGCCGTCCGTCTGTACAGAGGTTGATATGAGCCTCGTAGATACCACATTCGCCGCACTTCCCGCCCAACTCCTTGCGGACTGGGGCCAAAACGTGACCTACCTCAAGGCCAACACCGCCCCAACCTACAACCCCACTACCGGCCAAGTCTCTGGAGCGGACACCAGACCTGAAGGTCATCATCGGCAATGCCGAGCTTGGAGCGTACGTACCAAGCATCCGCGACCGCATCCAATACACCCAAAACAGCGCCACAAAAACAGGCCGCATCATCCAGTGCAAAACCTCCCGTGGTGAAAACCCGGTAGTCCACACCATCCTGTTGAGGCCCCAGTAATGGTTACTCTCCGTGACCTAGAGCGTGATGCTTATGCGTGGGTAAACAGTGCGGCACGAAATGCCGCAAAGGAAATTATGAATGACTTAGCAGAGGCCGGTCCTAACTGGAGCGGAGAGTTTCAAGACAGCTGGGTTGCACACGCCCCCGGCGGGGGTTCAGGAGGAGGTGCTTACCCCTACGGGTTAAAAGACATACCCAAACTTCCGGCAACCAAAAAAGAAGCCCAGCGCAAGACAAAGTTCATCATCGAAAACGTCGCTGATCACGCAGCGATTGCACTGGACTTAGTGGACGTTCCCGCGGAGGAATTTCGCTTCCCTGGGCAAGGACCTCAGGGCGATATTGTTGCCCGTGGCACACGTCCCGATAACGGTAAGCGCGGCGAAGTTGAACAGGGCAGAGGAAATGCTCGCAGCACGGCTCCGCTTTTCTGGTATCAAACATTTGTGCAAGGAGGCAAAATGCAAAAAGCCTTGGAACGTGGCGTACGCCTCGCTAAACCGGAATGAACTACCAAGCTATTCGCGCTGTATTTGAAACGCCGTTGCTGACGGCATATAACAGCCTGTCGCCAGCAGTTCCGGTCTACTTCGACAACGTGATGAATGACGGGGCCGATAGCGCCGAAGAGTTCGTCCACATCAACATCCAATTCGGCCTTACCACTGAAAGTTCGCTAACGACGAGCCTCGACATGGTGCGCGGCGTAATCATCATTCGCACTTACACCCCAAAAGGACGCGGCCCCGCCCGCAACCAGACGCTAATCAACGTCGCCACCACCGCTCTCCAAACAATCAACGCCACACCAAAACCTGCATCTGGCGTTTACGTCCGCACTGGGTCTATCGACGGTCCCGCATTTAGCCCGGATTTCGGTGGTACGACCCCCGACCAACAATCCCGCCGGGCATTTACGCCCTTCTTTATTTCACGAATCGAGGCAGGATTCCAAGCGCAAGTTATCTCTTAATCCTTAGCTGCACTGGAGCTAACCTGTATTAAGCCGGGCTGTGCCCGCGTCACTGTCCCATCCATTCGGTAAAACCAATGGCCACCGTTCTCTCGGGCACTTCCGGCGCCCTGTATTACACCCCTGCCGGCACCTCCGTCACCACTTTGACTGCTGGCGCCTTCCCTTCCACTGGCGCCAACATCACCGTCGGTTCCTACCTGGGCTTCAAGGTCAATGACCCTGTGACCCTGACCTACCCCGTAGGCGCCGTTACCACCAACGCAATCCCCGCTGGTGCGTATTTCGTCAAGACTTATGTTGCCGCGACTGGCACCCAGCGGCTTCGGCGCAGCTTTTGCCAGCATCACGTACACCGCCCCTGCAGCTGTGGGCAGCGTGCGCGAGTGGAGCTTCGAAATCACACGAAGCGAAATTGACGTCACAACCATCGGCCAGGAAGTTGGTCAGTACGCGCCTTTCCGTACCTACATCACCGGCTTCGCTGACGGCTCTGGTTCCGCCACGGTGTACACCACCGATGATGACACCAACCTGTCCAGCCGGATGATCGAAGACGTCATCCAACGCACCCAAGCCGGTGCGCAAATGAAGCTCTACATCGACCGCATCGTGTCTTCTGGCACGGTCAACGACACCACCAGCCGCAGCATCACGGTGCCCGTGATCCTGACCTCGGCCAGCCTGACCGTGAACCCGGACGATGGCCAAAGCGTTGAAATCGCTTTCCGCCCCAGCGAAGCCCCCACCTTCGACCTGTCCAAGTCCTGATAGGCTCCTACTCAGCCAGTTCAGCACACCGCGCCCCAGCCCTCACCGGCTGGGGCTTTTTATTTCTATTGCGCTACACTACTTCTGTCTTAAGTAGCAGTTTTTTTATGCCTGCCGCGCTTCGTGCAATCGACCGTCTCCGCAAGGCAGCAAACCTGGAGCCCACCAAGAAAGTAGTGGACCTCAGCGACGGCTCCACCTTCGAGATGTGGATCACTCCTCTGACCATGGCCGAGCGCGAACGCGCCCAAAAACAAGCCAAGTCCGAGGACGCCACCGCCTTCGCCCTCCAACTGTTGCTGCAGAAAGCCTGCGACGAATCTGGAGCGAAGCTCTTCAGCGCTGGCGAGATCGACGTCCTCAAGAACGAGGTCAAGGACAAAGATCTTCAAGCTTTGATGCTGGCTGTCCTGACCGATGATTCGGAGGAGCTGGACACCAAAAGCGCTTGAAGCCGAACTAAAGAAGGACAGTTACCTGCGCACACAATTCCACGTAGCGGAAAAGCTTGGAATGACGCTGTGCGAGATCCGCACCAAGATGACGGACACCGAACTCATCGGCTGGTACACCTACTTCAAGATCCAAGCCGACGAGGAGCGAGCTGCCTACGAAAAAGCCAAGCGCAGCCGCCGTTAACCCGGCGGCTTTTTAACCGGATAGACTTTACAGAGAACTAAGCCCCCTGGAACGTGGCCAGCTATGCAGCTGTAATTGATCTGCGGGTAGACGGCCTACAAGGTCTTCGACAGCTGGAAGACCGCCTCGAGGTAATCAATAATCTGGTAAAAAGCGTAAAGCCCATTCCAACGCTTTTTGATAAGAGAGGAAGTGATGAACTAAAAGCAGCAAAAGCAGAATTAAGTTCCTTAGTAAAAGCCTATGCAGACGGCAGTGTCAAAGCTAAGACGTTTTCAACGTCTATCGCTGGACTAAACAAGCAGTTAACTACATTTCGTGCCGTAGCTGCTAACGCTAAAGCGGGATCTGATGATTTTACAAACGCATTAAAAGCCGCCGAGATTGCTTCTAGTAAGGTAGTTTCAGCGGAGCTAAAACGTTTAAATGCTTTAGAAGATATTTACACCCGTCAGGCATCAGGGAGTCTGACGCCAGAAGCACAAGGCCCATCCGGCATGGTCCGTAATTTATTGGACTTACGCAAGGAGCTGCCCAAGAGTATTGCCGGACTAAAAGCTTATGCTGCCGAATTAGACAGAGTATTTGAGCTGGTAGAAGCGGGGAGTGTTGATTATAGAAGATTACAAAAAGAAATAGCCGATGTAAATAAACAATTAGCTATCGCTACAGGAGCAGGCGCTAAACAAGGACCATCCGCACCACCGAAAGCTCCTGCAGCTACACCGAGGGGTCTACAAGCTCCTGGTGTCATGGACGCCATCCTTGGCGCCGGCTTCCCCGCACTATTTGGCGGCGGCCCAGGTGCTATTGCCGGCGGCGGTATCGGCGGCTTCATCGGTGGAGCGATGGGCGGCCTTGGTGGCATGGCTCTCAGCATCGGGCTATCAGCCGTTGGACAGCAGATCGATGAAGCAGTCAAAAAAGTAAAAGAACTTGGTGACGCAATAAATGCGCTGAATGTTGACGACTTGCGTAAGAGTTTTATCGAGGTCAATGCCGAGCTAGCTACAACCGTACGTCGCCTGGTCGAAGTCGGAGATTTGGACGCAGCGCGTGCCGCTGCCGCCGCAGAAGTCACTAGGCAGACTGGAGCACTGGCCGGTCCTATGCAGCAAGTAAACGAGAGTACGGCCCGCCTTAGCTCTGCCTGGAACCAGTTCTACGGTTCTGTCGCTACAACAGTCGCCCTACTAGCCAAGCCGTTTATCGATGCGATCAGCGGCATCCTCCGTATTGTTGGAGGAGTTGTATTTGTAGTAAATACGATTCTTACCTCATTTAGAGAGTTAGGTAATATAATCATAAATTCAATACCAGAACCTCTTCGACGTATAGGTGAGATAATCTTTGCCATCTTAAATCCCATCGGAGCCATAGGGAGTCTTCTTCCTGCTATAAGCGAGGAAGAGCAAAAAATTGTTGCGGAACTTGTAAAAGCTACGGATCAGATGAACCTTCAGCTACAACTGGGGACTCAGTTTCTAGCTATCGAAAGTCAGCGCACCTTGGGGCGCACAGAAGCAGAAAAGCGTATAAACCAAGAGCTAGATAATCAGACCAAGCTGCTGCAACTAAACGAAGAGTTTCGGACACGCGAGCTGGAGCTACGCGAAAAGTACGCAGGCGTAACATCCGAAGCCGGCAAGCAAGAGCTAGAACTGGCCTTGGGACAACTGGAAGCATTAAAGCAGCAAGAAATTAAGCGCTTAAAAATCCAAGAGCTGTTGCAAGTACAAGCGCAACAGCTAGAGCAGAATAAAGCGTACCACGATCAAATTACCCAGTCTCTCCAGTATCAAATAGAGCGCATAACCATCATCCAAGAATTAAATGCGTCGCGGCTAAGCGTCGCGTCAGCATTTAGCGAATTAGAAGCTGCTCAGCTAAACCGTCAATACGAACTAGCGAACACAGAACAAGAGCGCTTTAATATAGCTGTAAAAATGTTCCAGCAGCGTGTTGAAGCTGCAAAAATTGAATTCCAGCAAGCAGTAGAGAACGCAAAAGCTGTAGCGGCAAAGGTCGAACTGGAGCACGCTCTCGTAAAAGTTAAGTATTTACAGCTAGACGCAGAAAAAGATATAGCTGTTGCACAAGCAAGAGCACGCGGAAATACCGAAGAACAAATTAAAGCTATCGTCGCCGGTTACGATAAAGCTTTAGTAAGCCAGCAAGCGGCTGTAGATATCAGCAAAGAACAAGTAGATGCTGCTGTTGAAGTAGCGCAAAACCAGATAAAAGTTGCCGACGCGGCCTTCAAAGTAAAAGTTATTCAAGCGGAAAGTGAGTTAGCTCAACGACTGGTTAGTAAGGAAATTGGAATGTCCAAACAGAACGCTGACCGGCTTGCCGGTTCTCTGAGCGCCGGCACCTCAAACGCAAATAATCTTGCCAAAGCGTTAGCTGCCGTCGCGCAGCAGGCTGCAAATGCAGCTGCCCAACTGGATCGCATTTACCGCCGTCAAGCGCCCGGCGGTGCTGCGCCGAGTGTGCAGGGCGCCGCCGAAGGTGCGTACTGGAAGGGCGGATTCAAAGCTTTTGCAAAAGGAGGTGTTGTCACTAAACCTACCCTTGGTCTTATTGGTGAAGGCGGTGAGCCCGAATACATTGTTCCTAAGTCAAAGGTTCGCGGTTTTGTGCAGAACTGGCTTGAAGGTCGTCGCGGAAAGGACGCCATTGATCTAGCTGCTTCTGGTGAACCCACGACATTTAGCGCTGTTACATCACGTACCAATATGACGTTCAGCCCTCCTTCCTCAAGCACGACAGGACCGATAAACATCCAGACCGGCCCCGTGGTGCAGATGGACGGTAAACGTTATGTGACACTAGACGACATGGAAATGGCCCTCCAGTCGATGGCAACCGTCGTGTTTAGCAGTAACCGTGCAGCCGGCACGCGCCGCTACACCGGAGTGCGCTGATGGCAAACAGAAGCCAGTCCTTTTACCTCCGCGTCTTCTCTGGAGCGACCGACTTCCAGCGCTGGCAGTCTTATTACGTCAATGAGACAATCACGTTTGCCAGCAAGACATGGAATTACCATCCTTTTACGGTCGAAGCTTTTACTGGCGGTAGCACACCCGGAGAGCGCTTTACATTGCAGGTTCCTGCAACCAACGAAGCCGTAGAAACGTTCACGTACGCACTGGGGCTTAATTGGTTGTGTGAAGTCAAAATGTACGAGTTCAATACCTTGGCTACACAAACTGCACCTTCTGGTAGCCAAGTCTTGATCGCTTCAGTTTTTGGCGAAGTTATTGAGGTACGCGGAGGGTTTACATCGCTGTCAGTGACTCTAGGATCAGGGTTAGCACCCGTGGGAGCACAAGCCCCGCCCCGCACGTACACCACGGCTCTGGTTGGCACTCCCCTACGAATATGACCCAGATAAAAATTACAGAACCGCTTTTTGTATCTCGCGCTCAAAGCGAAGCAGCTGGAACGCCACTGCAGGATTTAGCTGCCGCCGGGGCAACGTCTTTAGATACTGAGCAACAAGCCGTACAACTGGGAGAGCCAGTACCTATTGTCTTTTGTCGTCGCATCGACGGTGTAGGTGGCGTTCTAGCAAGTCCAAAAGCCACTGAAGGTGGTTACAGCAATAATGCAATAACTAATGAGCTGACAGTCAATCTTGAGCTTGTGCTCAGCGAAGGGCAGCTACCACTACTACAAATCCGTGACGTTTTTCAACGTGCTTGTCGGGTTGGTACATGGGCGCAAGCGTATGACGCACGTGCCGGCACCTGGAACCCCGGAAATACCGTAACTGTTGTTGCTGGAAAAACACCGTGGAATTGTCCGTACTACTGCGGCACTAGCGGTAGTTATGACAACATGACAACGTTAAGCTATACCAATACACACCCTGACGCGGACGACACCTGGAACAAACAGGTTCACGTTTTTGTGCGTGAGGGGATGCAGGTCACGCGGATTATCGACAGCACGTTAGGCTCCAGCAATAATTTTGTTGATTTAGTTTTATACTTAATTACACAGACAAATCGCGTACCTAGCACACTAATTGATTCTGCTGCGATGCTTATAGCAGCGCAATTTAGTAACACAAACGGTTTTTTCTTTAATGGTATTGTTCAAACGTCAACCAATTTAGAAGAATGGCTGTACAACACAAGCGCCGGATTTTTACTGCGTTTTTGCGACCGTGCAGGCAAAAAAATTTTGAAGCCTCGACTACCTATTAACGAAGACTTTACGATTAAAACAACAGCAATCGCAGCTGAGTACAAATTTACTGAAAACGACCTACTACCTAACGGTTTTGAAATTGACTACGTACCCTTGGAGCGCCGTTTGCCGGCGTGTATTTTAGTGTTGTGGCGGCAACAGCCTGATGATGATATAGGAATCATTCGCACAACTGAAATCCGCTTTGACGGCGAGGCTTTGTCCGGCCCTTACGAACAGTATGACTTAAGTGAGTATTGTGCTTCGGAAAATCATGCAGTCAAGGTAGGAACTTACTACGCCGCTCGCCGCAAATACATAACCCACAGCCTGCGCATCCAAGTCCGTCCCGGTGCATTTAACAGCACGCTGGAACTAGGCGACATTGTGCGGGTTCAGCTGGCACGAGAAACAGATGTCACCGACTACGCTATCCACGATTTCTACTACGAAGTAGATCGCATCAGCAAAGCTACAAGCGGTGTTGTAACGCTGGATCTAACCCACTTCCCGATTGACGAGCAAAACCGCAGCCTTGTTGCCCTGAAGGTTGCTGAAGCTGTCGGTGTTGGCTACACCATGCCGACAGGCCGCACAGACTTCTCTTGCGACATTGCAGGACGTCGCACTAACACAGGGTCGGTAGCAAACACGCCTGATCCCGATCCTCCGATCTTGCCTGACCCAGATAATTTTGAGTACACGGTGCCTACACCGACTATCACCAGCAATACAACGCCGATTACTTTCGGACCTGATGGTGCAACCATCCCAGGCGGGAGAAATGCTGTTCTTGGGGTAGCTGGCGCGAGCAGTCCTGTAGGAGATACGGAAAATCCGGCGGATCCTGTTGATGGCGCGGCACCGGACATTACCGGCGCTACGGGCGATTTCGGACGCCCGCTCAATGGCGACAATTTAGAGACCGCACCACCTTGCCCAGACGGAAAAGTCACTTGGTACAAACGACCCAAAGATGGCGGCGAACGCACTCAGCTACAGGAAGATACACTTACCGGCAATGATACGAGCACTTACACAGTGCAAACGAGCGATATTGATTACACCATTGAAGCGGATTCTCGCTGCCCAGATCCGAGTTCTCCCGACGGCTACGGATCTCCTTATACACAAACAACTGGTCCAGTCGAAGCAAACTACAACTTCTACAACTACGTCCGCTGGGTTGGAACACTAACCGCTCCATCTGGTACAACCCAAGAAACAACCTCTTGGTACAGCATCGCAGCCGGCAACATGGCTGCAACTATTGGACCTGTTTGGGGTTGTGTAGGCGATGTTCCTATTTCGCAAGACACTTTGACTACCTGCCCCCCTGTTGGTCCTATTAACTGGAGATCAAGTTCTGTAACTACAAACAAAGGAACTAACCCGACTGGTTTGTACGGAATAGGGGGTCTTGCCGTTTACGATAAATTTGCTGCATTTAATTCAAGTCCGTGCTATCTCTCTGCTGAAGCTGCTATTTCATGGGCTGGCACAGTCGAAGGACGAGTTATTTCAGTTGTAGGCAAATGGGAGTTCAGTGTTGACGGCAGCACTGTGGCAGCAGAATGGGAAGGTCGCACCGATCAAAGTGAGGGCGAGTAATGGCTACTTTTCCCGCTCTCAATCCCCAATCCCGCACATACACGCCAGGTGCTGCACCATCCACACCACTCGGTGCACTTGACGGTGACGAGCTGATGGTGCGTCACGCCAATGTCGTCAACGGTTACACGCTGCGGCTTGGCTTTACAGGACTTACACAAGATCAGCACTTTGCAATTACCAGTCATTACATGTTGCATGGACGATTCGATCCCTTCGACTTGGATTCGGTAACACTTCAGGGCTCAGGGTTAACATTTCCAACTGGCTACAGCTGGATTTACACCAAAGCGCCGGACACAACTTATACGCCCGACGTGATCTCCGTTACTGTTGAACTGGAGCTAGTAGCACCGTACGCGCTATGACCGTATTTCCGACGCTAGTTCCAAACGAGATTGGCTTTGACATGGGCCAAGCGAACATCAGCGAAGTGCAAACATTTGCTGGTCCTGTCCGCTTCCGACATAGCAAAGCCGTCAACAATCAAGTCCTGCGGATTGTCTACCGAGGACTTAGCCAAACGCAGGTCGAAACTCTGCGGCAGCACTACTACGAAAATCAAGCTTCGCTGTCTTACTTCACAGTGCCAGCTGCGATCTGGGGCGGCTTGACTGTTGTATCACCTAGTTCGTTGTATCGCTACGCCTCACCACCGGAGGAAGAGCATACCGGGCTGTACTACAACGTCAGCTTTAGCCTGCGCGTCATCGACGGCGTCAGCCTGTCGTACATCTTGAATGGCGGTGGAGCGCAGCTACCTACGACGACCGCATTTTCCTCCTTTGCGTTTACTGGTTATCAGCCGTTTACCCTTGATTGTGACGGGGCTAGTGTTACAGCTACGCTTGTTTTACAAGGCGGAGGCGCAAGCCAGTGACCACTCCCACCACGGTTCAAGTACGTCTGCAGATTCGAGCTGATACGGCTGCCAACTGGGCATCTGTCAACCCGGTACTGCTCACCAACGAATTGGGGCTGGAGTCGGATACTAAAAAATTCAAAATCGGCAACGGTTCTAGCGCATGGGGCAGTCTTGCTTATTTCCCGTCGATTGTTTCCGGCGGTACTGTTCTCGGCAATCTAGAAATTGGCACCACGGGCACGCTGACCTTTGAAGGCAGCACCGCTGACGGCTTTGAAACAACTCTTGCTGTTGTCAATCCCACGGCAGACCGCACGATTACGCTGCCGGATGCAAGCGGCACTGTTTTTCTAACAAGCGGCGGAACTCTTACTGGTAATTTAACCCTCAATAACCAGTCAGATCTACGCTTTGCGGATTCGGATAGCAGCAACTGGGTTGCATTTCAAGCGCCTGCAACGATTGCGAGTAATGTTACATGGACGCTGCCCGCAACCGATGCAGCAGTCTCTGGTTACGCCCTTGTCAGCGATGCCGCTGGTACGCTGAGCTGGTCGCAGGCGGGCGGTGCTGTGATCGTTGATGGAGGCAACTTTGCCAACGGAAGTAGCATTGTGACAACCAGCAGCACTATCGACGGCGGGAGCTTCAACTGATGCCAACACCAGCCACTAGAACTCCTGTCCGCATTGCGCGTGGCACCTACAGCAACCTGAATAGCAGCCTTGCTGATTTGCAGGAAGGTGAGATTTGTTACGCGACGGATGAGACCAAGGTCTATGTGATCGAAGGTGGTGTGCTGACCAGCTTGCCGTATGGCGCGGGCTTGGATACTGCGCAGACATGGACAAAGGGTCAACGCGGGGAGATCACAGCGCTGACTGATGGCGCCACTATCACGCCAGATTTCAGCGATAGCAACAATTTCAGCGTCACCCTGGGCGGCAACCGCACGCTCGCTAACCCCACCAACTTGGTGGCAGGGCAATCCGGCTGCATCTGGATCACGCAGGACGGCACCGGCTCCCGCACGCTCGCTTACGGCAGCTACTGGGACTTCACCGGCGGCACCGCGCCGACATTAACCACAACGGCTAACGCCGTGGATTGTTTGGTGTATGCCGTGCAGAGCAGCACCAAGATCACCGCCCAACTGATCACCAACCTGAGCTGAGATGTCGATTCCTGGTGCCGGTAACCCGCTCCTGCTTGGTGGTGGTGCAGCAGGTGGCTACAAGATTGAACGCAGCCTGCGGTTTAACTCAGCGGATTCGGCGTATCTGAGCCGCACCCCGGCATCTGCGGGCAACAGGAAGACGTGGACTTGGGCGGGGTGGGTGAAGAGAAGTGCGTTAGGAGTCAGGCAGGCGTTATTTACTGTTTACACCAGCCCCTATTTAGGCTTGGAATTTTCGGGTGCAGATACAATCACCGTTCATGACAGCACGGAAACGACTATTGCTATCTCGCGCCAAACAACTGCCTTATACAGGGATCTTTCTGCTTGGTATCACGTTGTTCTTGCTTACGACACCACGCAGGCAATCGCAGCTAACAGAGTCAAGCTTTACGTTAATGGCGTAGAAGTCACCAACTTTTCAATTAACGCCAATCCTCCGCAGAATGCCGATACAGCGGTCAATATGGCCTACTTACACGCTATCGGCGTGTGGAACACTGTAGGGCATTATCAAAACGGCTACCTCGCCGATATCCACTTCATCGACGGTCAAGCGCTAACCCCCAGCAGCTTCGGTGAGTTTGACACCAACGGCGTGTGGCAGCCCAAGGCATACAGCGGCACCTACGGCACCAACGGCTTTCAACTCAAGTTTGCGGATAACAGCGCAGCCACCGCCACCACGCTGGGCAAGGACACCAGCGGCAACGGCAACAACTTTACGCCGAACAATCTCAGCGTAACTGCTGGTGCAGGCAACGACAGCCTGACGGATTCACCCACCAACTACGGCATTGACACAGGCGCTGGCGGTGAGGTAAGGGGGAACTATTGCACATGGAATCCTTTAACAGCATCTATTACCGGTGCAACACTGTCAAACGGAAATCTAGACCTGCAAACACCTGTTACCAACTACGGATTAACGCACGGAACCATTGGTGTTTCATCGGGAAAATGGTATTGGGAGGTTAGGATCAATAGCCTTGGAGATGCTCTAATTGGAATTGACTCAAGAAGCGTAACAGCATCAAATCTCTATCTTGGCGCGGGGATCTCATATTCCTATACCAATTTAGGAACAAAGTACGGACCAAACGCCGCAAGTGCTTCTTACGGTGCAACCTATACAAGCAACGATGTGATAGGCGTTGCTCTTGACCTTGATGCCGGTACTTTATCTTTTTACAAAAATGGCACAAGCCAAGGGCAGGCTTTTAGTGGCATAGCAGGCACATTTGTCCCTGCATTTTCAGATGGAAGTGCCAGCACGGTTGCCGGCGCAAATGTCACCGCCAACTTCGGCCAACGCCCGTTTACCTACACCGCCCCCAGCGGCTTCAAGGCGCTCTGCACGCAGAACCTGCCTGCCCCCACCATCACCAAGCCCAGCACCGTGATGGATGTGGCGCTGTGGTCGGGCAACGGTTCCGCACGCAGCATCACAGGGCTTGGTTTCAACCCTGATCTTGTATGGATTAAAGGGCGGTCTGGCACCACCGACCATGCGCTTTATGACTCAGTGCGTGGTGCCACGCTTGATCTTGTTAGCAATAGCACTGCCGCTGAGACGACTCAAACACAGGGCTTAACGGCGTTCAACAGCGACGGCTTCAGCCTTGGCACGCTGGCAAAGGTCAACACAAGCACTGCGACCTATGCAGGCTGGGCGTTTGACGCCGGCTCATCAACAGTCACCAACACCGCCGGCACCATAACCTCGCAGGTGAGGGCTAATCCGAGTGCGGGGTTCTCGATACTAACCTATACAGGTGCCACAAACTCGTCAACGATTGGGCATGGTCTTGGTGTTGCACCTTCTTTAATCATCAACAAGTCTCGTGGAGGTGTCGGACAGTGGGTTATTTATCACGCAGCACTCGGTTATAACTACTACGGCGGGTTTAGCACAGCGGCGTTTGTTAACAATATTGCCGCTTGGAAAACGGCACCAACATCCAGTGTCTATACCATCGGAAGTGCCGCAGAAGCGCCAATCCTTAACACAACTGGCGAAACCTATGTGTCCTACTGCTTCGCCCCAGTCTCGGGCTACAGCGCCTTCGGTTCCTACACCGGCAACGGCAGCGCAGATGGTCCGATGGTGTTTACGAACATGCGTCCGCGTTGGATCATGTTGAAGCGTACAGATACCACAAGCAACTGGACGATTATTGATACTGCCCGCGAAGGTTACAACGTAGACAACGATCCTTTGTATCCAAATACTGCCGATGTAGAAGGCACTGCTGATCTTGCCGACATTTTGAGCAATGGCTTCAAGCTGCGCAGTATAGATGCTTCTGTGAACGCTAGTGCTGGTACTTATATTTATGCATGTTTCGCAGAATCGCCCTTCGCCCTGGCTCGTGCCAGGTAACACCTACCCATTAGCGAGCCATGTTCATTCTGCCAAGCGGCCAACCAATCTCCCCCGATGTGCCGTTCACACTGGATGGCATTTCCTATCCCGCCAACTGGTTGCGTCTTGCAACGCCTGAAGAGCGCAGCGCCATCGGCATCACCGAAGAGCCCGACCCCGCTCCCTACGATCAGCGGTTTTACTGGGGCTATGACGCCGACGGCAATCTGATCCCTAAAGATCACGCCCAGCTAGTGACCGAGTGGACCGCCCAAACTCGCTACACCGCTAATACCCTGTTGAGTCCTACTGACTGGATCATCATCCGCGAGGCAGATAACGGCGTCGCCGCAGATCCTGCCATCAAGACGTGGCGCGAAACTGTGCGTTTAGCAGCCGGCAGCAAGGTCTACGAAATTGAGCAGACCACAACCACCGACGAACTCGCCGCCTACATCACTGGCGCTGACTATCCCGCGTGGCCACCCCAAGATCCTGCCGATACTCCTGCCGGTAACGAGTGATGGCTGTAAAAAGTAAAACCGCCTTGGGACGTGTCGACCACAAAGCCGGGCGCCCAAAAACCACAAAACAAGGCAACGGTCAGCACAGCAGACCGCGTGGTACCCGTAAGTTACTGAAAGGTCAAGGTAAGGGCTGATGGCTAACAAACCCAAAAAGATGACGGCTACGCAAAAGTACGCAGCCCTTAAACGTCAGACCGAAAACGCAGGCATGAGTGTCCGCGAGAAAGACGGCAAACTCGTTGTACGCCGCAAGACCAAAAAGTCAAAGGACTAAGCCGCTAACCTGTGAAAAAGGTCGGCAGTATGCCTCGCAATGGACAACCACGAAGAGGTTTACGCCGCAGCGCCTGAGCACCCCAACCCCTTTAACCAAGCCGTGCCAGCCCTTTTGACCGCAGCGGTCGTGGGTTTGGCCGGCCTTTTTGTACAAGTCGCCAAGCTGGATCAGTCTGTTAGCACTGTCGCCGCCGACATCCAAGAACTCAAGAACGACTCAAAAGAAAGGCTTAGCGACCTCGAAACTAGAGTCCGCCACATCGAAATGACTGTCGGCACCAAAAAATGAGCGTCGTCCACACCACCGACTACGGCAACGGCTACGTCCTCGACCAGCTGGAGAATGAAC